GCAATTATTACACCTGTAACGGAGTCTCCGGGGCTGTTAAAAATTCCCGCGCGGCCCGCGACAGAATCGCGCCGTGGCCAAAACCTCCGCCAACGGCAAGCGCATTGGACGGCCGTCGACCTACCGGCCGGAGAAGGTCGCGCCGATCCTCGACCGCATCGCGGCGGGAGAGACGCTCTCGAAAATCTGCTCGGAGCCGGGACAGCCGAATATCTGGACGGTGTACGAGTGGCTGCGCGTGGAGGAGGGCTTCGCCACGGCTTACGCGCGCGCGCAGGACTCTCGCGCCGACACGCTGGCTGACCAGATCGCCGACCTCGCCGACGAGGCGATGCGTGCGACGACGCCGGAGGAGATCCAGGCGTACAAGCTGCGCGTCGATGCGCGCAAGTGGTGCGCCGCGAAACTCAAGCCGCGGCGCTACGGCGAGCGCGTGCAGACGGAGCTGACCGGCGCGGACGGTGGGCCGCTCAAGGTGCTGCGCGTCTCCGGCGATGAGGCCGACCTGTGACGCTCACGGCCCGCCAGATCGAGGCGCAGCGCGTGATGGCCGGGCCCGCGTCGCACGTGCTGGCCTATGGTGGATCGCGCTCCGGGAAAACGCGCCTCATCGTGCGCGCTCTCGTGATCCGCGCGCTCAAGGCGCCGCGCTCGCGGCACGCGATCCTGCGGTTCAGGTTCAACCACGTCAAGGCGTCGATCGGCCAGGACACGCTGCCGGCGGTGATGGCGCAGGAGTTCCCGGACGTGTCGCTGCGGCTGAACCGCGAGGACTGGATCGGCTACTTGCCGAACGGCTCTGAGCTGTGGCTCGGCGGGCTTGACGACAAGGACCGCACCGAGAAGATCCTCGGCCTTGAATTCGCGACCGTGTTCCTGAACGAGGTTTCGCAGATCCCGTGGGGGTCGCGCGAGATGGCGGTGACGCGCCTCGCGCAGCGCGTGATCGAGGAGGTCGACGGCCAGAAGCGCCAGCAGCGCCTGCGGATGTACTACGACTGCAACCCGCCGAGCAAGGCGCATTGGTCCTACCGGCTCTTCATCGAGAAGCGAGACCCCGAAACGAAGCGCGCGTTGCCGAACCCCGAGGACTACGCCGCGGTGCAGATCAACCCCGGCGACAACTCGGAGAACCTGCCGCGCGAATACCTCGCGTCGCTGGCGAGCCTCACGGCGCGCGCGCAGCGGCGCTTCCTCCTGGGCGAGTTCGGCGACGCCACGCCGGGCGCCCTGTTCGCGGAGGATGACATCGACAAGTGGCGCGTGACCGACGGGCGTGTGCCCGACATGGTGCGCGTCGTGGTGGCTGTCGACCCGTCGGGCAGTGGCGACGAGGACAACGCGGACAACGACGCGATCGGCATCGTGGTCGCGGGGCTCGGGACCGACGGCAACGGCTACCTGCTGGAGGATGCGACGGTGAAGGCCGGGCCGGCGACGTGGGGACGGGTTGCGACCGACGCGTGGGAGCGGCATGAGGGCGACTGCGTGGTCGGCGAGGTCAACTACGGTGGCGAGATGGTGCGCCACGTGATCCAGACGGCGCGCCCGAAGACCCCGTTCCGCAAGGTCACGGCGACGCGCGGAAAGGCCGTGCGCGCCGAGCCGCTTTCGGCCCTCGTCGAGCAGGGAAAGATCCGCCACGTCGGCATGTACCCCGACCTCGAGGAGGAGCTCGCGGGGTTCACCACGACCGGATATCGCGGCGACGGGTCGCCGAACCGCGCCGATGCGTGGGTGTGGGCGTTCACCGAGCTATTCGGCGGGATGGTGAAGCCGCGCGACGACGACAAGCCGCGCGTGTCGCGGCACCGCGCGCCAGTTGGCGCCGGCTCGTGGATGGGGGCGTGATGGCCGAGCGCGACAGCACGATGACGCCGGACGCGAGCGTGAAGGGCGACGCGCTGCACAAGCGCGCGATCGAGCGGTACAAGGCGCTCCTCGACTACTGGTCGGAGAATCGCCGCCTCGCGCTGGAGGACATCAAGTTTCGCGCGGGCGAGCAATGGCCGGAGCAGATCAAGCGGGCGCGCGAGGCGAAGTTTCGGCCGGTGCTCACGTTCAACAAGCAGGAGGCGACGATCCGCCAGGTGGTGAACGATGGCAGGCAGAACAGGCCATCGGTCAAGTATCGTCCGGTCGACAGCGGCAGCGACAAGCGCGTGGCCGATGCGTACCAGGGCATAGTGCGGCACATCCTCGCATCATCCAATGCCGACGAGGCGTTCGATGCCGCGCTCGATCACGCGGCAGGAAACGGATTCGGCTACTTCCGCGTCCTCACCGAGTGGGCGCACGACGACGCGTTCGATCAGGACATCCGCGTCGCGCGCATCCGCAACCCGCTGGCGGTGCTGCTCGCGCCGCACCAGGCGGCGGACGGCGCCGATTGCGAAGACGGCTTCGTCGTCGACGAGATGAGCCGCGAGGAGTTCGCGGCGACGTGGCCGAAGGCAAAATTCCTTGACTGGAATCTGGACGAGCGCCAGTACGCCGCCGACTGGCTGACGAAAACGACGGTTCGCGTCGCCGAGTATTTCTACCGCGTGCACGAGGAGATGAAGCTCGTGCAACTGGAGGACGGGCAGGTTCTCGGCGAGGACGAGTACGCCGAGCTCGCCGGGCGCGGCATGGCGAACCTGCCGGCGGTCAAGAATCGACGCACCGCGAAGCGCGCGACCGTGCGCTGGTGTCGCCTCTCCGGCGCGGAGGTCCTGGAGGAGCGCGAGTGGCCGAGCCGCTACATCCCGATCATCCCGGTCTACGGGACGGAAATGGATGTCGACGGCAAGGTGATCTATTCCGGCATGGTGCGGCCCGCGATGGACGCGCTGCGCCTCTACAACTACGAGCGCACGGCCTACTGCGAGCGCGTGGCGCTGGCGCCGAAAGCGCCGTGGGTCGCGGCCGAGGGGCAGACCGAGGGACATCCCGAGTGGGACACCGCGAACACGGAGAACCACGCGGTACTAACCTACACGCCGCAGGACGTGAACGGGACGGCTCTCCCGCCGCCGCAGCGCGTGCAGGCGTCCGACGTGCCGACGGGGCTCCTGCAGGGGATGCAGGTCACGGAGCACGACATCCAGGCGGCCTTCGGCATCTTCGCAGCCGGGCTCGGCGATCGTTCGAACGAAAAGAGCGGCAAGGCGATCCTCGCGCGTCAACGCGAGGGGGACGTGTCGACGTTCCACTACCACGACAACCTGAATCGCGCGGTTCGCCATCTCGGCCGCATCCTGCTCGACCTGATCCCGAGGATCTACGACACGCGTCGCGCGGTGCGCTTGCTCGGCGAGGACGGCACGGACGAGCTGGCGATCGTGAACCCGCGGAGCCCGCTTCCGGTCGGCGTGATGGGCGGGCTGCCGATGTTCAACCTGTCGCACGGCCGCTACGACGTGGACGTGAGCGCGGGCCCGAGCTACACCACGAAGCGCCAGGAGAGCGCCGAGGCGATGCTCGCGATGACCGAGCGCAACCCGCAGGTGTGGCAGTCGCACGGCGACCTGATCGTGCAGTCGCAGGACTGGCCACTCGCGGAGGAATTCGCGAAGCGCACGAAGGCGCTCATGCCGCCCGAGGTCAAGGCCGCGATCGCGAGGGCTGAGGAGGAGGGCGACGACGAGGACGATTCGCGCCTGCGTCAGGTGATGGAGCAGGCGGACCGCGCCATCGAGGAGCGCGAGCGTGCGCTCCAGCAGGCGGCGGAGAAGATCCGCGAACTGGAAAAGGCCTCCGCCGACAAGGCTGCCGAGGCCGCCGCGAAGCTCGAGGAGGCGCGCGTGAAGCGCTACGAGGCGGAGACGGAGCGCCTCAAGGTCGTGTTCCCGGTCCTCGATCCGGCGACGCAGGAGGCGATCCGCGCCGCGACCGCGCAGCAGGTGATGACGCCGGCAGACCTCGACGCCGAGGCGCCGCCCATGAACCCAGCCGCGCTTGCTCCGACCGACATGGGCGGGATGCCGGCGCCGATGCAATAGGAGACCACCATGAACCTCGACATTCTCGTGCCGCTCCAGGACGCCGCATTCCCGACGCAGACCGCCGCCTACACCGGGACGGCCGCCGCCGCGACGGGGTGGAAGCCTGGGGCGAAAGCGGTATGGCTCTATGCGACGACCGACTGCTACGTGCGGGTCGGCGAAAGCGTCACCGCAACCTCGGCGGACTTTTTCCTGCCCGCCGCGATCCCGGTGAAGCTCGCCGTGCCGGACGGGACCGGCGCGACGTGGACCGTCTCAGCGATCCGCGTTGCGACCTCCGGCACGCTCTACGCGAAGCCGCT